CTACTTCAAACTCCAGCCGCCATCAATGGTGATAATCTGGCCTTGCATGGAAGCGAGTTTACCAGTAGCCAGCATGAAGGTCAGCTCTGCTATTTCGCTGGGCTGACTCCAGCGTCCGATAGGGGTCTGGTCTGCCACCCAGTTCGCCAGGCCACCAGGCTCAAAGTCCTTCTGGGTCATGCCTGTCTGAACGGCACCTGGGGCAATGCCGAAGACCTGGACCTTGTTCTTGGCATAGTCCAGTGCCAACTGCTTGGTAAAACCTGCCAAAGCGTGCTTGGAGGCAGTATAGGCTGAGCCTCCTCCACCTGCTAGACTGGAGGCAATGGAGCACATATTGATAATGATGCCAGACTGTCTGTCCACCATTTGTTGCAGATAGGAACGGGTCAGTCTAGTCACCGCAAAAAAATTGACCGCGAAGATGCGAGCTAATTCATCCTCCTCGATATCCAGATGGGGACGGTAATCGTCTAGAATGCCTGCGGTGTTACAGAGGACATCGACTGACTGGCACCATGAAAAGACTGGGGTTAAATCGCCTGTCAGGTCCAGCTGTAGAAAGTGGAAATCGCCTGCCAAATCAGGCTTGCTGGCCTGATCAATCCCGAAGACACGCCAGCCATTTTCCAAAAAAATCCCTGCCTGTGCCAGTCCGATGCCGCTGGAAACGCCGGTGATGAGGGCTGTCTTAGTCATGGACTTCTACCCAGTCGGTCGCAAGGACGTCGCATGGGGTCGGGCTCCACATGGAGAAGCCCTCGCCCTCGCCGGTCACGTTGATGAGGAAATAAGGCGTCGCCTCCAGCTTCTGCCCGTGGACCTCGATGGTGTCAAAGAGCTGGACGTAGTTCTCCGCCCCGCCCCAGCCTGTGCGAACGTACTTTTTCTTGGCTTTCAAGCCTGGTAAAATCTCTTCAAATGTCATGGTTTAGTTCCTTTTTGTCTATAAACGTTGATTTAATAGGCTTTTCAATCGGCCTATGAGTTCAAAAAATAAAATTTGTTCACCTTTTTGTGGACTTATAAAGAATTTATGGCTTTTTCGTAATAAGAAACTGCCTCTTTTTCTTTGTCTTTTGAGAGGTGTCCGTAAATGTCCATTGTCATAGCTAACGTAGCATGACCTAGACGGTATTGTAATTCTTTATAGCTGATACCAGCATTTAGCAATAAACTAGCGTGAGTGTGTCGGAAAGCGTGAAAAGTAAAGCGAGGGATAGCAATTTCAGCACACCGCCTGTCTAGGCTTTCCTGTCTAGTTGCCATGTTTTGATATTCCTTTAGTGGTGTTGCAAATACCACAGAAGAAACACGCGCCCCAGTCTCTATAAATATTTGTCGTTGCCTATTCTTGTAAAGGCGTAGCAGATTGATTGTTTTCTTGTCTATGCTTATGACCCTTACCCCTGCTTTGCTTTTTGGCGTACCAATTAACTTTAATAACCTACTGTAATTCTTGGTTATGCTAATGGTACCGTTATCTAGGTCAATATCAGACCATTCCAAGGCTACTACTTCCCCAAATCGGCAACCAGTAGCAAGTAAAACGCTGTATAAGACATAATCAAAGAAATAACTGAATTTCTTATTGGCTAGCTTTTCCATGTAAGCCATCAACGCTTTTAAATCTTCTGGAGCTATGAACTTAATAGCCTTATTTTCCCTTTTTGGTACTTTCGGCAATATGACATCACGCGCAGGATTGAATGGCAATAACTGGAGAGATACCCCATATTGTAACACACGCCTATTGATTGAGTGGACAACACTATAATGTACCAACTCACTAGATAAATCATTGATAAAACCTTGAATATAGCTAACAGATAGCTTATTTAATTTCAAAGCACCAAAGACTGGTATTAAGTGATTATATAGCATTCTCTTAGTTGCTATGAATGTTTGAGGCTTTACTGTAAGTTGGTAGCTTTCTAGCCATAACTCAGCCAATTCTTGATAATTCCTTACTGGCACAACTTTAGTAACCGTGTAGCCATTAGAAATAAAATCGTCTTGCGCGTGCTTTGCTTTCTGCCTAGTTTCTTTTCTTGTCCTACCTGTTACGCTTGTTTTAGATCTCTTACCTGTTACCTGGTCAGTACCTAAATAAACACTAGCACGGTACACGATCGTACCGTTTTTCTTTTTGACTTCTGTAATTTTCATGATATGAACCTTTCTATCAGCAGGCAAGCCGTTATTAAAAAGATTTTAGATTGAATTGGGTTTATATCATGCGAGGGCTTACGAGAATGCCTCTATTTTCGTTTGTTTTAGGTAGATAGTCTATTTATATTGATTGAGGTTAAAACGCTATACAAAGCATTTGAGCGCCTTTATGAAATGGTAAGAGTAAGATAATTTTGTACCACGCGCAATTTACTAAAAAATACTGATTTTGTTGAAACATGTTGAAAGGTGTATTTACAAAACTAGACAAAACTAGACATTTTTTAAGGTGTAGCACACAGAAAATCTAAAATTTTAGGCTACGGAGCTTTGCTATGTGGCGCGTGAGTTAGTCTCTATGTGTAACTTCATTTAGTTTAGCCAAAGTTTTTATTAAGCTATTAGTTAACTTACCTAATTGGTCACCCGTAACGTCTGCTGCTATCCCCGCAGTATCTGCTATTGTATCTGACAGAGAAGACAGAGCCTTACTCATAGCATCTAGATACTCACTGATATACGCTTTTCTTTCTTCTGGAGGTAAAGCCATAAGTTCTTTATCGCTTAGGGTATTTTTAGGAATATCTATTTTTACTACTCTTTCAGTAGGTTCATAAGATATATTCATTGGATAACCAGTTGTATGATAAAAATCTTCTTCCGCCCAAGTTCTAAAATCACTGTACCCAAGCAAATAAGAAACTTGAACCCCAAAAAAATCTGCTAATTGTTTAGCTTTGTCTGGTTTGATTTGGCTTTCACCGTTTTCCCAATTTTGTAAAGTTCTATAATGCACGCCAATTTTTTTAGCTAACTCTTTCTGAGATAGCTTTTTTTCTTGCCTTAATTCTTTCAATCTATTCATAATTTCACGACCTTTCAAAAGTGATTATATATCATAATTTGAAAAAAGTACACTTTTTTTGTGTATTTTATCAAAAAACAGTTGACAAGAATAAAATTATTGTGTATCATTCAAATCAAGCACAACAAAAATGTGCCATCACCCCTCCACAACCTTTCACACTTTCAATCTATGGAGGGGGATTTTTAAAGAAAGGAGAACGGCATGAGCAAACTGAAAGGCTATCGGGTCATGTTAGGGCTAACCCAGCAAGCTATGGCGGACAAGCTAGATATTTCTTTGCAATCTTACAATAACAAAGAGACAAAGAAAACACCCTTTAATGACAAGGAGCGTCTAACTATTAAGTCAATGGTTGCTGAAATCAAACCAGATATAACCATAGACGAATTATTTTATCAAGATTAGAAAGGAGGCACACCATGAACATTGTTTACATGGACGGCAAGAAAGAGCCATACACAACCAGCGAGATTATCGCTGAATGCGCAGAGGTACAACACCACACCATCACGCGCTTAATTAGAGAGCATAAAGTAGATTTTGAGGCTTTAGGAATACTTGGATTTGAAATCCATAAATTAGACACTAGAGGACAACCTAAAAAAACCTATATTTTGAATGAGCAACAGGCTACTTTGCTGATAACCTATCTCAAAAATACCGAACCCGTAAGAGAGTTCAAAAAGAACCTAGTTAAAGCATTCTTTGAGTTGCGTAAAGAGGTGGCAGAGTTTCGCTATCAGAGAGCTTTAGAAAAACCAAAGCGCAAAACCTTGCACGATAGTATAGAAACATGGGAACAAGCTCCCAAACACGCGCACCCAACCGTTAATAACTTGCTACTAAAAGGCGCTAGCGGATTGAATAAAAAGCAACTTATGGCACAACGTGGCGGACATAATGGCATTGATAGCTTAACAAGTACAGAGCTAGTCAGATATCAAGCCTTAGAAGATATGGCTATCGCTATGATTAACCTAGGCATGAGCTATCAAGATATTAAAAACATGGTATTCAGACAGAAAACGGAGGTATCACAATAGGCATACTGACCGCACTACTACACCTTTTACTATGGGCATTTACCACAGATAGCCCAGAAGATGATTAAAAAACGCACCTAGTAGGCGCGTGAGAGCAACAAAAAAAAAAGGCTTTGATAGCGACCAAACTTCCAAGCCTTTTCACACAATTAAATTAAATCCAATAACAGCAGGCAAGCCGTTATTAAAGGGATTTTAGTAATTTATTGATACCTAGATTATACCATGATTTAGGTATCTTGACCATACGGAGAGACATAACTCTTAAAAATGACAGACGCAAGAAACCAATTTGAAAAAAACCTATAACAGCCTATGCTTACAAGTTGGGCGACCGAGAGCATGAGGCAATTACCCAGAAAATATGATAACGAGGTACCAAAATATGGCATTAAGCACACGAAACATCAAGCAACAAGGCAACCAAATCGCTGAGTTGCTCCCACGTATTGAAATTATCCAACAGCTAGGCAATGCTTTATTACTTGCCGATAATGCTGGAGCAGATAGCACTATTTTACACCATCAAATGAAACAAGCATTTAGTGTTATTTTTGAAATGACAGAACAACTATATCAAGATTTAGATTTAATCGCTTGTAAATTGATAAATTGTGATGATGATAAAGAATTGGAGGTTATTAGACAACATGAACGATAAGATTTTAAGTAACTATGAATTGCTATGCACAGAGCTAGTAAATGTTATCAGCACTTTAGAGATAGCTATTAGTGATATTAACCCAGATAAAGCAATATCCCTTGTAACAGTAGCAACTAATGGGTTAAAGCATCTTGTTTCAGAACACACAGAATTATCAGATAAATTTTTCAAGGAGTATGGCAATGAATGAATTAATCCCAACATTGACTGAAAGTGTTATCTTGATTATTGTTTCCTTGGCTATTCTAATTTTATTATGGCGTTATGAGAGCTATATAGAGCTTGATAATAGCCCACAAACTGACAAGGTGGAGGAAAACACCACAGCCCACGTCCAAGAGCGCTATGGTGCCTATGTATGGCTTGCAGGTAAGAGATTTAACTAGGAGGCATTTCATGATTTACACAATAGATATTTACCCAGACAGGCAAACGGAGGTAACAGAATGACACTACCACCGCTTCCAGAGAATTATAAGCGCGTGCTTAATCTTATCAAGGTAGGGGCTGACAACCCCACAACAGGGGCAGAAATAGCCCTTATTTTGAAGTTAGAAGAAAGGACAGTACAAAGTATAATCAGCCGTTTAATCACGCGCTATGGCGTTCCTATCATTGGCGTAAGGCATGGCTTTAATCGTGGTTACTTTATCCCAGCAGATAAGGCAGAGCTATTAGACGGCGCTAAAGCTTTTTATAATCAAGTACAGGAAGAACAAAAGCGCCTAAGTGTTTTGTTAAATGCTGACCTTGATAGCTACAAGGGGTTACTGAAAGGGGCTGATATGAATGTTTAGTTTAAGCAAAGAGAGTGAAAACAGTCTAAAACGTGGCATATTATCACTAATTTCTGGGTTTCTAAAAGAATATCTAAAACCCAAACCACGGATAACAGGCTTAATCACTCCCAAACAGATAAAAGGTGAATTGGACGTAGATTATAAAACTTTGCAACGTTGGGAACGTGCAGGTCTCAAAAGGCTATCCCCTCCAATCGAGGACACACGCAAAGTCTTTTATAAAATTGACGACCTTTTAATATTTTTAGGAGCAGAGAAATGACAATATACGAGGCTAGAGGGTTCAGCAATATCTTACACCCTTTCGATAAGTTAGAACCTTTTGAATATATCGCACGTTTCAAGCCTTTAGTAGTTCCTAAAGAGGCTGATATCGAAGAGTACAAACGAACTCAAGCCCCCTACTGCTTGAGCGGAAAAGTGAAACCAGATAACAATGGAAGTTACAGGCGTAATAACGCTAGCCTTATCTATCGTGATTTGATTTTCTTAGACTATGACGATATAGAAACAGGCGTAGACTTCCCTAAAATCGTTTCTGAGGCACTCAGTGCCTTTTCCTATATCATTTACCCAACTATTAAGCACAGAGCCGAAAAACAGCGTTTTAGGCTTGTTGTCAAATCTAGTAATGTGATGAATGAGGTAACCTATAAGAAAATTGTAACGGAAATAGCCGAAAAAATAGGCTTACCTTATGATACAGCAAGCCTTACATGGTCACAATTACAAGGCTTACCAGTGACAACAGGAAACCCAGCAGATTATCAAATAATTGTGAACAGGGGATATGATTATATTGTACCTAGTCAGCCACTATCTGATTATCCCGCTACTATTCCACTTTATACAGATAACCGACAACCTAAAAGAAAATCTATGACTATGCGCGTGATAGATACCTTATTACATGGTTTTGGTGACGAGGGAGGGCGTAACGTGGCACTCACGCGCTTTGTGGGGCTACTCCTTAATAAATGGGTTGATTGTGACGTAGAAACAGCTTATGAGCTTACACTGATAGCAAATAGCGTTACTAACAGCCCAATACCACAAAGAGAGTTAGATAGAACTTTTGAGAGTATTGTGAAATCTGAAATTAGAAAGAGGTCGAGAATGTGAATATCAATGAATTACAACAGGAATTAGATAACGCCAAACAAGTTAAAAAGCCCCAAACTATGAAAGAGCTGTACCAACTTTTACAATCATTAGGCGAGACTTGGCGTGATGAGCATAAAGAAGAAAAGGAAATCACTAAAGGTAACAGAAAAGGCGAGGTAGAAACAAAAATACCACGCCCTAGTGTTGCTGAGGTAGCTAATATTTTACTCAAAAATTGCTATTTTACCTTTATTGGGTACAGCAAACTAACAGACAGTAGCCAGCTATACATCTACCATTTAGATTTAGGCTATTATATTGCTAGCCGTGATATAGTCAATAAGCTAATTCTAAAATTTGATAGCAGATTAACATCTAAGCGATTTACCGAGGAAGTGATTATTTTTCTGAGAACAGAAACAAAAATCAAGCCCCCTATGCAGGAAAGCTATTTAATACCAGTTAGAAATGGTATCTTTAACTTACATACCAAGCAATTAGAACCATTCAGCCCTAAACATGTTATCACAACAAAAATAACTACAGCATACAACCCAGAGGCTCAAAAGCCGTTACTTGGTGGATGGTTTGATTTTGATAATTGGTTAGGTACACTTGCTTGTGGCGATAAAGAAATCATCACACTACTTTGGCAAGTCATGAACGAGGCTATCAATCCCAACCGCACGCGCAAAAAGATGGTTATTTTAACTGGAGATGGTAACAACGGAAAAGGAACATTTCAAGCTTTATTAGAAAATCTGATAGGTAAAGAAAACATCAGCAATCTAAAGCCAGACCAATTTCAAGAACAGCACCTACTTTCAGCGCTTAATGGAAAGGTTTGTAATATTGGTGATGATATTTCTGACAAATACCTTGATAGTGTTTCTGATCTAATGAGTATTGTTACAGGCGACACTATCCAAGTAAACCCTAAACATTTACAGCCCTACGAGGCTACTTATCGCCTTTTGTGTATCTTTTCTGGAAATGGTATCCCTAGAAGTCGCAACAAGTCACAAGGTTGGTATAGGCGCTTGTGTATCGTGCCATTTAATGCAGATTTTAATGGCACGGTAGAACGCCCAGAAATAAAAGACGACTTTATTAAAAACAAAGAGCTTTTAGAGTGGGTACTCTATGAAATACTAAATATGTCAGAATTTGATAGATTCATTGAACCCAAAGCAGTTAAAGACATGTTAGATGAATACAAGGAGGATAATGACTTTTATTATTCTTTTGTGGTCGGAACTTATATCCCTAACGGCTATCATGAATTGCAACATGTACCACTACCCATTATCAAGCAATGGCTAGAAGAATTTACAGAGGATGAGGGTATCAAAAACGCCAATCTATACGGTTACGGTAAGAAAATGCTTGCTGTACTGAACAAAGAAAGTGATGGAACATATACCATAAAGTCTGGTCGAGTACCCATAGAGGATTATAAAAAGTTAGACCCTAATGAGTTTTACGGTAGAAAACTGAACGGAGTTCCAAAAGGAATACATAGAGACGACAAAGAATAGTAAGAGGGTTCAAAGTTTGTGACCGTGTGACCAAGATGTGACCAAGTTTTTAAAAAACGGTCACACGCTGAAACCCTTGATAATACTGACTTTTCACCTCTAAATTATCAAAATGTGACCATGTGACCAAGTTTTTTATTTATATATATAGGAGTTTGGAAATCATTTCATCTTTTTTATATAAATAATTTTTTTCAAAATCGGTCACAAGGTCAACACCATAGCTAAACCCTTGATACTACTAACTTTTTTAACGTGACCAAGATTTTTTAAAGTTGGTCACAAATGGCAAAAGTTTACATAATTTATCTTAAAACAAGAAAGAGAGACTGAAAATGAAAGAAAATGATTACTTAGAACAGGCGGAAAAAGACAGATTAGAACTTGAGCAACACCGCCTAAATTATATGGCTGATGATACACCTATTGAGCCTAGCGATATTCCTAAACTAATGGAAATAGCTAAAAAGTTACAAGCAGAGGATACCAGTCTGAACATTTATGAACTGTATAAGCACCCAGAAGCGCGTGCTAAACTATTCTCACAGATAACTGAAGCTTGTTATATGGCTTTGAATGCTACACCGACACAAGCCCAAAGATTGGCATTTTGCGACTATCTAGAACAGCAATACGAAAACACCTTAAAGAAAATGGTTGCCAGCACAGACAAACAGGCACTAGGTGAGTTACTAGATTTGTTAGAGCTACCAGTAGAGATAGAAAGCCAGTTTATCCGAGATATGGCAATCAGTGGGTTACTAGCCAAAGGCTGAACAGGGAGGCACGCGCCTCTTTTGTTGTTTAATCAATAAATTTGGGTTTTGCCAATAAGGAAGGGGAAAATGATTGAATTGACCATAGAAAGCATAACCAAACCATTGAAACAAAAACGCTTATCAAGAGTATTCGGTAAGTTAAAGGGAGTAGGTATCACTATTGACCTTAATAACCTAACTGTTAACTACGGTAGCCAACAGATAAACCTAGCTAGCATACCAGGCACTTATGGAGGTGTCCGCTACTTCTTTCTTTGTCCTGATTGTGGTAGGCGGTGCAGGAAACTTTATAAGCAATATCTGTATTTTGGTTGTGGGATGTGTCAACAAGTCTACAAGAAAACACTAAACCGAAGTAAAACAGATTGTCAATATTATTTTGAACTAGCTTTCAAAGAGGCTAGAAAGATAGACCCTAGTTACTATCCCCAAAAAGGATACGTTGATTATGACAATTTTCCTAGCAGACCAAAAAGAATGAGGGCTAAGACATACTGGAAACATTACAGAAAATTTACCAGCTATTTAGATAAAGGGTTGAGTTATTGGCTAGGCGGACTTAAATAAACAGGGTGCATTTACAAAATAAACAAATAAAGAACGCTCTATTAGTTCCCAAAACAAATAAACTTACTCAATCGAACAAAGAACGAACAAAGAATACGCGCTTTTTTGATATAATCATAGTCATAGCGAGGTATTAAATTATGTTTGAAATCAATATGACGATTAACGAGCGACTAAGAGACATTAGAGATTTGAAAGATGCTATTTCTAGTTTAGAAAATGATAAACTTGAACTTGAGAAAACTTATCCAGTACAGTCTAGGAGAATTAGAAAGAAAAAAGCAAGATTATTGGTAGCAATACGAGGAATTAAAGTAAAACGGCAACGTATGACAGATTTAATCAATCAGCTATCAGACGAAAACCAACGTAAAATTTTGACCTTACAATATATCGAAGGAGTAAAAGACAAACATCTAGTAGAGGTAAGCGGTCTAAAAGATTATAGAGAAGTCTCTAGCATTAGACAAAAAGCTATTAAGAACTTAGAGCGGTTACAAAAGCAACTAGAACAGCCTCAAGCTTAAATTTAGCCCTATTTTAGCGCGTGTTTTGCTTTATCCGATAAATTAACCATACAGCAACTAAAAGCCCTTAGAAACGATTTTAGGGGCTATTTTTGATAACTGATATTAGACAAAATATTATCTTTTCACTTGAATACGTGTAGCACGTGTGATATAATAATGTTGTCAGGAGGTAAAAGCGCTATGCCTATGACACAAAAAGAAATGGTTAAGCTACTTACCGCCCATGGTTGGACAAAAACTAAAGGTGGTAAGGGGTCTCACGTTAAACTTGAAAAAGTAGGCGAGCGACCTATAACCATTCCCCACGGTGAAATTAACAAATACACCGAAAGGGGTATCAAAAAGCAAGCAGGGCTGTTATAA